AATACCTAAAAAACAGCCATGTAAGCGTCATTCACATTAGCCGAGATATGGGTGTCTCGCCAGCAAGAATTTATCAATGGCTGCAAGGAGAAACAATTCCCGAGGTTCGCATCCGTAATTGGATTTTTGATCCAGTTACCCCAAGTCATATACGAGATCTCGCAAAAGAAATGCTGAAAGATCGAATCTCTTCATGATCTCATCCTTCCCGGTCGAGCAGGCGGGTTCCCACCGAAACGCCTCCCTCGCGGAAGCGCTCCGATCGGTGGAACCGCAGCTCGCCGAGTTCCTTGAAACAGTAGCACACCCGGACCGCCCGCCGGCTATCAGGAGCCGAAGCGGAGCGCTCCAGGATCAACCCAAGGAGAAAAACCATGACAACCCCAAGACCGTGGCCAAACGAGGCCAAAGAAGCAAGGGACAGAGCCGCCGAGGAGCTCGCCGCTTCGCTTCGAGATTTGCAACCCGTCCTCGACGGGCAATTCCCGGAAAACTACCGTCTCCTCGTACTCCGCGCAATGGTTCATAACCAGGCGGCCCTCCGCCACCTGGAGGCCGTCGGCGCTCCCACCCGGCCGACGTGAGGAGGTGAGGGCATGACAAGTGGAATTTACCACATCGTATGTGACGTCAACGGCAACGAATACATTGGCCGTGCCTACGATGTTGAAAGGCGCATGCGGGGTCACCTTGACGACCTGTGCGCAAGTACACACCACAACCGTAACCTGCAAGCGGCCTTCAAGAATTACGGTGAAGAGCACTTCAGCTTCACACTCCTCATCCCCTGCCCCAGGCACAAGTGCGTTCAGTATGAGCAGTGGTACCTCGACCACCACCGCCCGGCCTACAACCTGAACCAGAGCGCCTCAGGGGGGAGTGAGCCCCACCACCCGAAGGAGAGGAGAGCCAGGGAATCCGCAGCGCAAAACCGCCCGGAGGTACGGGCCAGGCAGTCCGCAACGAAGAAGGTCACACAGAACTGCCCGGAGGTGCGGGCCAGGCTGTCCGCGGTGCAGAAGGGCGCACAGAGTCGCCCGGAGGTGCGGGCAAAAAGATCCACATCAATGAAAATCACAATGAACCGTCCGGAGGTACGGGCAAAAATGTCTGCAGTGATGAAGAAGCGCTATGAGAACTCGGAGGAGCGGAGGAAGACCGGTGACAGATCGAGGGCCTTTTGGGCCCTTCGCAGAGCAGAGAAGGCACGATGAATATTAACCGAAAGACCCTCGCAATTGAGGATCAAACTATGACATTCGATTTTCACCCCGGCGAGTTTTGGGAAATTCATTGGCTTGGTGTTTGGTGGACGCTCTTACGCACCTTCATCGGGCCAAAGGTAGTTCCTGGCCAAACTTGGGAAACCATCGACCGTCAAGAAGCCCACACGGCTTTGGTTCTCATGGTGCGCCGTTACAAGGTGACCTACCGGTGGCCGGTGGGCGGCGCCCATAGCAAGTGGATCCCCGATTTCCGAAGGTGCTACAAACCGGTGAGGTGAACCATGACCAACCTAACTCTTGATCAGATCCGCGCGCCGGACGAATTCCTTTCCTTCTGCAAATCTGTGCAATCTGACGGTCCGCACTTTTTGCCAAACTGGGGCGAATGGGCGGCCGTCGCGGACGACGGGAGGGTGTACTCCCATGCGGATCTGCACCAATTGAAGATCGAACTGTATGACCGCAACCTATATTTCAAATTCGGCTACATGAGAATTGCCACGCCTGGAGTAAACATCCGATGACCATCATGGTGAACGTCCAGGCCTGCAGCGACAAAGAAGCCGCCGGCCTCTGCAACGGCAAGCCCTTCACGGCCGTCCTGGAAGCCTGGGGTCCGGAAGGCAAGTGGCGCGTTCCCGATCCGCAGGACATCTTCACCTTCGGCGAGCGCCTAGCCATCGCCAAGGCGGTGCGCCAGTCCGTGAAAATACTCGGGTTCGAACTAGCACACCACGTCAATTGAGGAGGAACATGACCATACTTCCAATCCAGCAACCCGAACAGCACATTTACCACCACTACGACAACGATGCTGCCCGCGTGACCGTCAAGGTGGAGCGCAACAGCAAGGGCTACCACTGGGAAGCTGCCGTCTCGGGCGCCAAGACCGTGGACGAGGCCATCGCGCTCCTGAAGGATGCCGAGGCCAAGTTGAAAGCTAACTTCGGCCAGGCCGCGCCCCAGAAGGCTTCATCCGCTAGCGACGCGGATTTCGAGAAACGTCTCGACAAGAGCCCGGAAGACTTTTAGAACCTGACTCTCCCGCCCGGCCATCTCTCCGGGGGTGGTCGGGATGGAGCGCACAGGCTCCACAAGGAGGAAACATGAGTAGCAATCCAATGCAATTTCAGAAAGCCAGCAAGAAGCAATCCCGCCTGCGCCTGAGTCTGATCGGACCGGGCGGATCCGGCAAAACCTACACGGCTCTCCGGATCGCGAAGCACCTGGGCGGGCGCACCGCGCTGATTGACACAGAGCACGGATCCGCCAGCAAGTATGCGGATGAGTTCGAGTTTGACACGCTGGAACTCAGAGACTTCAACCCGCGCACCTATGTGGAAGCCATCCACATGGCTGAGGAAGCCGGCTACCAGCTCCTGATCATCGACAGCCTCTCTCATGCCTGGGCTGGGAAGGGCGGCGCCCTGGAGCTGGTCGACAATGCCGCTGCGCGATCCAAGAGCGGCAACAAATGGACCGCCTGGCGCGACGTGACTCCCCTCCATAACGATCTGGTCGAAGCCATTCTGCAATCACCCTGCCATGTAATCTGCACGATGCGCGCGAAGACCGAATACATCCAGGAGAAGGACGATCAGGGGAAGACAAGGATCACCAAGATCGGGATGCAACCGGTCCAACGCGACGGCATGGAATACGAGTTCGATGTCGTGGGTGATCTCAGCATCGATCACCAATTGGTGATCTCGAAGACGCGCTGTTCCGCGCTCGACGGCAAGGTGATCCCGATGCCGGGCAAAGAGATTGCGGACACGCTGCGCACCTGGCTGACGGATGGTGCTGCGGTCGAGATACCCGATGGCGCGGCGATCAACCAGGCGCCGCAGGAGGCTTCTCCGTCACTTGCAGCCATGCCCTTACCGACAGTTGCACCAGTTCCGCGGACAGGCAAAGCGGGCTGGACCAAGTTCTACACGCGGGTCCTCGAGCTGGGCATGACCTTGGATGATGGCAAGGCCATTGTCGCGGAATGCGAACAGGATCTCGCGCGCTCATTCGAGCTCCTGGAGTTGCGCGCGAAGGGTGAATAGCAACACAGCAGCCGGCGCCGATCCCTTCGGGGATGGGGGCGCGACCGGGCTCGATCCCCGGCGGCTGCTCTGTGGGAGGCACGCGGACTTCCATCAGGCAATGACACGCGAAGCGGCCACCGACCTCCCACAACCTGGTCTGGAGTGCAGTAGTGTCCATGCTTTCGACTGCACTCCAGATCACCCAAAACATTCATCAAGGAGGATGACATGACAAAGATTCAGTTAGGCGATATCACGAACGCAAAGAACGTGCTGCGCCGGGAAGTTAACGGCCTGGATGATATGGTCGCCAGCATCAAGGAGCACGGCGTAATCGTCCCGGTCAAGGTGCGCAGAGTCGACGGCAAGTATGAGCTCGTGTATGGCCATCGGCGGGCCATAGCCGCAAAGAAGGCGGGGCTGAAAGAGATCGAGGCCACCGTCGAAGGGCTGGACGATACCGAAGCGCTGCTCCAGTCGGTGATCGAGAACGTCCAACGCGAGGATCTCTCCGACATGGAAGAAGGGGAAGCCTTCAAGGCCATTAAGGAATTGACGGGGTGGACGAACACCAAAATTGGTGAGGCGGTTGGCAAAAGTGAGCCCTATATCAGCGAGAGAATCGCCTTGATTAATTCTAAACCAATCATAGCAGAGTTCGTTTCGCGCAAAACAAACGTTCCGGATGCAGCCTGGAAGGCCCGGTATTTGCGCACTCTTCCCCCCGCCGTCCAAGGGGCTGTAGCCAAGAAGGTAGCAACCGAAGAGCTTACCAGCCGCCAGACCGAGGCGCTTGTAACCGAAGTCAAGCGGCAGCAGTCCTACGCCGGGAACAAGGGCGTGAAGGCTGTGTTGCGCGTCCCCTATGAGGAGTTGGGCCTCCAGGGGCCGACCGAGGCCAAACGCGACGCGAAGGCGAAGAAGCCGGAGACATCCACTTGGGAGTACATCCCAATCTGGATTAAGGGTATTCGCTCCTGGCTGAAGTTGATGAGGGTCAAGGGAGAGAGGGGAAACCTGAAGAGATACGAAGCACTCGAAGATATGCTGGTCGATTTGCTAAAGTATGTCCGTGAAGTTATCAAAGAAGCTAAAGGAGATTAACGTGTTTAAACAAGCGCATCAACCCATGTGGTTGAACTCCGAAAATCTTGTAGATCATTCCGAAACATCCGTGCGCAGAACCGGGAGCGCCGGTGAAGTCCAATATAAATTGCACAACGAGGTCGCTTGCCGGAGCGTGGGCGATAAGTATGTCTGCAAGAACAGGCTCTTCGCTACCGGGCTGGAGGCCTTGAAGATTATGGACCCAGCCCCAACGCTCTGTAACCATTGTTTCATTCCGATCCGACCATACGGTGGAAACTCGGGCAGGATTGAATACTGCGAGAAGTGCGTGAACCACTTCCGGTTTGAGGCCGCCGCTGCCGCAGACGTAGCGAAGGCGCGAGTCTGGTCTCGATGACCCGGACCACAGTCCTTGGGCTGTTTTGTGGGCGGGGGAAGAATGGTGAATGGTAGTCCGTTAGTACGTACTAACGCCACCAAGGAGGCACGCAGGGTGTCCAGAGCATCAACTATGCAGAGGCGGGTCCGGGAGAAGCTCTGGGAGATTCATGACCGGACGAAATCCTGGAGGGGTGTGTACCTGGAAACGGGGATCAACCGGGGTTGGGCGAATGCCATCGCCCGCGGTAAGCAGAGAGCCTCCCGGCAGATGGCCGAGAAGCTGGGAATCCATCCTGTGGTCAAGCGGCGCACGCCGTGGAAAAAGAAATATCGCCTGCTTCGAAAATTTGTGATGCAGAGGAGAACACCTTGAGCAGCTGGATCAAGTTGTGGACCGAGATGTTGCATGACCACAAAGTAGTTTTGCTCGACGATGAGCAACACCGCTTCTGGATCAATTGCTTGCTCATGGCTGGTTCGCTGGAAAAAGATGGAGCGCTTGGATCGGCGGAAGATATTTCGTGCGTCGTGCGCAAACCCTTATCCGCCACGCGGCGACTGCTCGGGGTGTTACAGCGGGCGGGGATGGTCACGGCAATACATTCGGTGTGGATGATTACCAACTTCGCCAAGCGACAAGGAAAACCATCCGATCGGGCGGCGAATGTACGGGAGCGAGTGCGGCGCTATCGATCCAATCCAGAGAACCGCGCGAAAGATCATGCGCGATCTATGGCGGCCACGGCGATTCGCCTTGGGCGATTGGTCCGCCAACCTTGTGAAGAATGCGGACGCGCCAACACAGAGGCTCATCATGATGATTATTCAAAACCACTGGAAGTTCGATGGTTATGTAAACACCATCATCAATCCCTGCATCATAAATTGGATTGGTTAAGAAACAACCCTGAAACGCCACCTGAAACGCCATCGGCGTTTCGAAACACCCCTGTATCGCCCAAGAAGAGAAGAGAAGAGAAGAGAGAAGAAGAGAAAGAGAAAGAGAAAGAACAAAAACACGCCAGCCCGTCAGGGGCTGGCTCTCAAAACCAATCCGATAGGCATAAATACGTGAAGGGGAAGTATGCCGAATTTATCGAGCACTGAATTTGAAACCCCACCTGATACCCTGCGCGGTCCGCTCGCTGAATTTATTCGCTCACTGCCGGGGCCACTACATCCGGGCGACATGATTCCATCCGAGGTTGTCGACCAGGCGCGCGCGGCTCGCGCAACGAGGGTGGGCGGGGAACGGGCTGAGGTGCAGGAGCTCGCATCGCCATGACGCAATACCCCGCCAGCTGGGTTGTAAGGGATCTCGAGAACGCGGAGATCGGCCACGTGATTGCGCTGGGGCCGATTGATCCCGGGAAAACGGATCTTGTCTGCGCCAACTGCGGCATGGATCCGCCGGGAAAAATGCTGGGCTGGTATCTCTGCCCGAACGCGCATGTGCAAATGTTTTTCGTGAGGGGCGACAAGACCTGGAGCATCCTCGGGCGGCTGATCATGGCGCCATGCCCAGTCTGCAACCGGTTCGGGGATGGCGCGGCCAGTGGGAATTTTCAACAGGCGCCGGAGCGAGAAGAAGATCAGGAAAAATACACGGACATTTGAGGGTGTGAACCCAAGGAGAAAATCATGACCGAGAATATATTTTGCCCTGAGCATGGAGTCGTTGAGGCGGAAATAATCGACGACGGAAAAATGCACGAATTCAAGAAACACGTTCACGTGGTTTTGAAAAACAACTCGCGCGCGGAGCTGCAGGATAACTCGAGCGCGGTGCTGTGTGGGAACTCGAGCGCGGTGCTGCGGGGGAACTCGCGCGCGGTGCTGTGGGGGAACTCGAGCGCGGAGCTGTGGGATAACTCGAGCGCGGTGCTGTGGGGGAACTCGAGCGCCGAGCTGCAGGATAACTCGAGCGCGGTGCTGCGGGGGAACTCGAGCGCGGTGCTGCGGGGGAACTCGAGCGCGGTGCTGTGGGGGAACTCGCGCGCGGTGCTGTGGGGGAACTCGCGCGCGGTGCTGTGGGATAACTCGAGCGCGGTGCTGCACAGTTTATTTGTCGCGGCCATCCTGCGGGATAAGGGCTGCAAGGCAACCGGCGGAAAGGCGAAACAAAGAATTGCGCTTCTCTCCCAGACCACCGAACCACGGGAATGGCTAAAGGCGGTCGGTGCGAAAATGGATGGACGAAAAACGATCCTCTACAAACGGACCGGCCATGAATTCGAAACCAAGAACGGCATCCACTACCTGGTCGGCTCCCTCGTCGAAGAGCCGGACTGGGATCCGAAACCGGAGTGCGGCGGCGGACTGCATTTCTGCATCGACCCGGCCGGCTGCGATGCCTTCCGAGACGGCAAGGATGACCGCTATGTCGCCTGCCTAGTGGATCCGAAAGACATCGTCGTCCACGCGCGGCCCGAATACCCCGACAAGATCAAGGCGAAGAAATGCAAAGTGCTCTACGAGTGCGATCGAGAAGGGAAGAAGATCAAGGGAGCAGGCAAAAAATGATCCGGCGTCCGGCCCTGCGAATGTATGGCGGGAAATTTCGCCTGGCTCCGTGGATCATCGCGCACTTTCCTGCGCACGAGATCTACGTCGAACCGTTTGGCGGGGCGGCCAGCGTCCTCCTGCTCAAGCCGCGATCGCGCGTGGAAATTTACAACGATCTCTTCGGCGACGTGGTGAATGTCTTCCGGGTCCTGCGGGATCCGGGCCAAGCGGCGGAGCTCACACGCCTGATCAGCCTGACCCCATTCGCCAGGGAAGAATTCGACGCAAGCCATTCCTCGATCCGGTCCACGATCGCGGATCCCGTGGAACTGGCCAGGCGGACGATCTTCCGAAGCATTGCGAGTTTCGGATCCGCTGGCCTCCAGAAGAACAGCAGTTCCGGTTTCCGAAGAAGCACGTCTTATGGCAAACGATACGCGAACGAATGGAAAATTTATCCGCAGCATATTGCATCGTTCACCGAGCGAATGGGGGGGTGATTATAGAGCACCAATCGGCGGAAGCAACAATACGGGACCACGACAGCCCCAAGACTCTATTCTACGTAGACCCGCCCTATCCGGTCGGAACACGCAATATGGATCACGGGAATGCCCGGTACGAATGCGATATGAGCGACGAAGACCATCGTCGGCTGGCGGAATTGCTTCACTCGGTTTGCGGCATGGTGATCCTCTCCGGATATCTTTGCGAAATGTACCAGGAGCTTTATCCGGATTGGAAAAAATTCACCAGGCGTAGTACCGCCGGCGGTAATGGGCGCGGCGGCTCATTGAAGCGCACGGAAGTGATCTGGATCAAGCCAGGGGAAAGGTCGAATAGATTTTTCTAATTCGCATCCGCTGCGGCGCGCGTGTCCCTGCGAACTGACGGCGCCGGCGGTGGATCTTCTCCTCCTTGGGTAGGGACCAGATCGGTTTCTGAAGGGTTGCCGGTCTGGTCCCGGAGAGGAAAGGAAATCTGATGAGAGAAAATCGGAACGAGGATCTTGTGAAATCCCTGGGCGTGATCTTCGCCGGCACCAACGTCACCGGCCGTCGGCACGCCATCAGCCGCGACCGCCTGATCGGCCTGATGCAGATAGACCATCCGACGATCGATGAGCGGGAGATCCGCGAGGCCATCCACGAGCTGCGGAAGCAAGGCCTACCCATCTGTTCGACGGGCGGGTTTGGCGGAGGCTACTATCGCGCTGCCGATCAGGATGAGCTGGAGGAATACCTGGACCGGGAGATCCATTCCCGCGCAACCGATCTGCTGGAGACCGAGGCCATCCTGCGGAAGGCCTGCGAGATGACCTGGGGCCCGAAGCAGCTCGAGCTGGTGCTTTGATGCCGCTTCTACAGGATGACTTCCTTGAAAAAATAGAAATTGCAAAAAGCAATCGAGCCGCGCTTCCCCCGCGTATTCGGACGATGCACTCACTATATGGATCCACTCCCGGTAAGCAATGCCGGGAATGTATTCATCTCGTTACCAAAGAATACGCCAATAATTATTTCAAATGCAATCTGACAAAAGATACTGGTGGGCCCGCATCCGACTGGCGGAAGTCATGGCCGGCCTGCGGGAAGTTTGAGGAGATCAAGAAACTGGAGGATACATGACCGCTCTTTGGAATCTCTACTGCAAGACGATGGCGGAAAGCAAACCGATTTTTGTCTATCCCGACGGCTCGTTTATCGCGATGCCGGAAGAACTCAAGCCGACCGTCCTCGGCCAGGCTATCCTGGAGAGCGGCCGCGGGACGACGCGGTTGGCGTCCGGCGGCTACAACTTCCACGGCCTGAAATGGCGCGCCGACATCAAGGTCAGTTTCCCCATCGGCAAATTCCCCTACAACGGCGGGGATGGCCTGTTTGACTACTGCGAATTCTTCAGCCTTCGCGAAGAGATTGCCGGCTATTGGGCCTTCGTCCATCGCCTGCCCTATTACGCGGGAGTAGACCAGCATCTTTCCAACGGACGCGATTTCCTGAATTGGATCGGGCCGCACTACTGTCCGCCGGGCTACACATCCGACTGGATCAAAAAACACAATGGATTCAATTACACCGATCTGATCTATTACGTGCTCCGCCTCGAAGCGATCGACGAACTCAAAAAGTACGGATGGAAGGAGACTCCCGTGAATATTCCAGCACCAGTTCCGGTTCCAATACCGCAACCAGTCGGTCCTTTCAGCATAACGAATGGAGTTCTCGCCGGGCCGCAGACTAGTTTGCGCCCGGTCAAAAATTACGACCATTTCAGGCGTCCCAAGACGGATGGCATCGTTCTACATGGGACCGGATGTCTGGGCGGAAAGGGAACCAATGGGCCGGGAATTCTGGATGGTTGGGATCCGCCGGGTTTACCTAGTGGCGTCTCGGCACATATCCTAATTTTGCGCGACGGAAATGTATGGCAAGCAGTGAATCTACTTAATCCCGCTTGGCATTGTTACGGCCACAATACTCACACCATCGGGATTGAGTTGGAAAACATAGGACTGTTTCCACCGTGGCAGGAAGTTTTGGGATGGTTCTTCCGTTTCAGAGGAAAAGTCTGGGAACAGAAAATAGCAAAGAAGGAATTGATCTTCATGGGTGGTAACTGGCGCCAGTTATATACATCATCGCAGATCGATGTATTGAACCAGATCATCCCGGCCCTGAAGACGGCCTTCCCCAGCATCGTGTCCGTCCGAGGGCACTCGGATTACAACGCAGCCTGGGATCCTGGGATTCAATTTCCGTGGTCGTTAATTGGAGGAAAAAAATGACAACCAAGAAAAAAGAAAAATCAAAACGTACGGGGCGCGAGATCGTAGTGGCGAAGCCGATCCGGTTTTCCATGCCATCGCAGCCATACATGAAAAGGACGAAGCGAAATCCGGCGCGGTGGGTGATCGCCTACACCGCGCTGCTGGCCCTGATCATCTTGGCTGCGGTCGGAGGAACTTTTTATTTCACCTACCGGCCTGCGGCCACCGTGCCCTATCTGCCGATCTTGACCGTTACGCCCACACTGATCCAGGAGGCGACCTCGGATCCGTCTCCAACTCCGACCGGCCCTCCCCCGGCCGACAAGGTGAGCAAAGAAGGGAAGCTGTTCATCATGGCGCTCGAGGGATTGATGATCTCACCCTACGAAGATGCCGGCGGCCGGTGCACGGTCGGATACGGCCACCTGCTCAACGACGGGCCGTGCGCCGGCTTCGGGCAGATCTCGATGGCTAAGGCGCTGGATTATTTCGACCACGATATTTCGAATGTCGAAGATATTCTACAGGACGACCTCGACGGGGTGAATTTGAATCAATGCCAATATGACGCGATCGCCAGTTTCGTCTACAACGTCGGCCCCTGGACCTGGCGGATGTCCTCGGTGATCGTCTCGCTCCGCCTCGATAATCTCGTGGATGTTTCCTACGAATTGCTGGGCTATGTTTACATCAACGGCGGAACCCCATTGCATTCGCTCGAAGCGCGCCGGAAGGCGGAGGGCAGGCTCTTCGACGAATGCCGGTACCGGGGATCTTGAAATGACCCCCCGCGACTCGCAAGCCCAGGGCGCGGTGCGGCCCGGCGCGGCGGGGACTGGCACGGCGCGGCTAGGCGTGGGCAACACAAGAAAGGTGGTACGGTGAAGAAACGACCGATACACTTAACGATTTGGGAGACCAAGCAATTGGATAAATCTGCTTGTGGAATAAATTTATATTCCGCTTCTTCCGCTTTGGATGCTACTATCATTCCCAAACATGTAACCTGCAAAAATTGCAGGCGAACAAAAATATACAAGGAGGCCAAATGAAAAAGCGATTGATTGCAGCATTGATCGGGATTGTATTGGGGGTATTTCTGTATGGGGTAGCAGATAAGCGCACCAACTATATAGATAGCGGATCAGTTAATGAATATGCAAATGTAATTTGTTGGGGTACAGATGTAAATACATTTGAAGGGGATGGACTTTGTGCCGATATTATTCAAACTCATTGCGAGTATGGTTGCCCTCTTATTGGTCGTCTGCCATCGGAATATTTAGCTTTTGATTTCTCTCTAAGACTAGGAAACATTGATAGACAATTCAGGGTAAATTTTTATAAAGTGATTTACCCCAAGGAGGCAAAATGAAAACCTCGGAATAGCTGGGCAAGGTTTGGTTTGGATTTTCCGCCATTGTTCCTTATGGTCCGGCGAGTCTAGGCGAGGTTGGGCCGGGCGAGGCGAGGCATGGCGAGGCATGGTTTGGCTTGGTTTGGCATGGCATGGAGAAATTATGACACCTGGCGGCGGTTTTTTGCCACAACAAGAGGGCCGGACATTTGAGGAACTTATCGCATGGACAAATGTCCTCTATCAAAAAGAGGGACGTGCGTCAATCTTCCACAACAAAACAGCCGGCCGATTTGTAAGCGGAGGACTTTTCATTCCGGATCCAGAGAAATCCCGGCCGGATTTCAGCGGCACACTTCGTGGCGGCCGGTCGATATGCTTCGATTGCAAGAGTCTTGGCGATAGCGTTGGTTGGCGTCTTCCGAAGGAAAGCGAGCACCAATATCAGATGTTATTATCTCAATCTCAGATGCAGTCAGTTGCATTTTTTATGATTGAATGCCGGTCCGCTGCGGCGATTTATCTGCTTCGTGTTGCTCCCGAGATTCCATTGGCCGACGATGGAAGGCCTGGTATTCTTTTCGCCGATGTTCCGATTGCAGACTGGCGACTGGAGAGACACATCGACAACCGCTTCAAACACCGGGTCGGCACAACTCCCGTCTTATGTGTTCCCGCCACCGTTGGTGGAACCTATCCCTGGCTCGAGGCGCTGGAATCATTCTGGTTGGGAAAGGCGCCGATCGAGAAGAAGCCCGTCGGCCGGCCGGCGTCCACGAGCGTACGTAACGAGCGCATCCGCCAGCTCTCGAAAACACATTCATGTAAGGAGCTCCAGGAAACTTTTCGTCTGAGCCAGGCGCGAATAGCGCAGATCGTTCGCGGCGAACACACCTATACCCCGCGAAAGGGGGATAAAAAATGAGCAATAGCGAATTGACCAAAACCGAAGGGCCTATCCTCATCGCCGTAAATCTCGGATATACGAACAACGAGATCGCCGCCATGATGGTGGTATCCCGCGAAACCATCCGGACGCATTGTCAACATATCAAACGGAAGATCGGCGATCAGTGGCCCCTCCGAAAAGGCGCAGGTCATGGCGGACGGCGGGCTTCATAACCCAGCCGTCTACATAGCGACAATGCAACAAACAAGTAAGCATTGCCGTGAAAGCAGTGAACGCGGAAGACGACAAGACATTAGGTAGCCGACACACAAGGTCAAAGAGGTAAGATGGAGCGGCCCGCGCTCACCGCACCTTTTACAGAAAGAGAGGATAGTGAAATGCGCGACTATTAGCGCATCACAGAATGGAGGCGAAAGAATGGCAGTTAATTACCCTAAAATGTTTAAGGTTATAGACAAGCAAACCGGAAAGATTGCGGACGAAAGAACAATTGCACGCAAAGAGAAGTGGGCCAAAGAATTAATGTCGATGGATATGGACGGCTTTGCTATTGATGAATATGGAGACTTAATACTAATGGATGAATGCGGGCGGTATGTATCTTGCCCGTGCGATAGATTTAAGATTGTATGGAATCCGCACAAATCGGAGGCAGGATAATGTGCTTTAGTATTCCAGACAGGGGCGTCCGTCTTAGGATCAAAGGATAGCGCAACGTCTAAAGAATAAGGAAGGAAGGGAAACATGAACTACTGGGAAGGGATAATGAATTGGCCTATCATTGATGACTGGAAATGCCAGACATGCGGATGGGATGGCGGATTGACTTGGGGGATGGTCCATGCCCGTTGTCGCTGTAATCGTTGCCACACGGAATATGACATGCGCAATGATGACGGTGACGTTGTGGATGTTCCAATCTGCATGCTGAAAGAGGAATACAAAAAGGCCGCTAAAGTTGGATACGAAACGCTCCATAAACCAATATCGGAATTCACGGATGCCGAATGGGAGGTCGTTATGAGGGAGAGCGCCACATGATCCCCACCACCCCTGACCCGAAGAATATACAGGAAATGGACGCCGATACCTTCGCGGCCTATCATGCCAATGTTCTGTTTGGCTTTCATGGTAGGGATAGTGTCTCACTGGAGGAGGAACGGGACGCGGCGTACAAAGAGAATCTGCGCCGCTTGAAAGGTTTTGAGGCATGGAAAGGTGGGAAAATGAGCAAAGTAATGAAGGACTTGATTGAGGCGGTGAAGGGGCCGATTATGAGGCACCATCCGGATGTTGCATATATGGTAGGTGTCGTAGAGTCCCTCTCCGCCGCCGAAGCGGAAATGAAGACCGGGGGCTGGCGCAAGTGGCCGGAGGAGAAGCCGGATGAAGCCGGAGAGTATCTGGCAATTATGGTAAACGATGATGGCATACGGCAGGTAGTATCTTATTATTTTGGCCCAACCAAACCGGAGTGGTGCAGCGTATTTGATATTACGCATTGGCAATCGTTGCCTGATTTTCCCCCGCTTCCTGAGACGAAGGAGGAAGAATGAAACCAGTAGAGGAAATGAGCGCCGAAGAATTGATATTGAAGCTTCCGCTGCATCCTAACGACGCAGGGTATGATATTGAAATAGAGGAACTCCTCGCTCGCCTCCGGGAAAGAGATGCGGCGAAGAAGTGGGGCGAGAAACATGGTGACGCGTGTTCTCATGGACGATTTGTCCTTGCCGCCATGCAATCGGCGCGGGAGGGGAAGCCAGGTTGGCGAGTAGGCGACGCCCAGGACTTTGTGGACGAGGTGTTGAGTGGCGGAACCGTCTCTCCGGAAATACCATTTGACCGCATCCACCCCTGCCCCAAGTGTGGAGGATATACCAGCCCGGAGGCGTTGCATGTGTGTGAAGCCGCCTCTCCGGAAGGGAAGGACGCGGATAGCACCCAACGGGCGCTGGAGGTGGTGAGGCAGATGGCGAAGGCGGCAAAAGAATATTTTAGCTTGCCGGATAACGTGATTACAGCCAGGAATCTACAAAATGCCATAGCCGCCGCCGAAGCGAAACTGAAACACGACGAGGATTTCGGCGCGTGCTGCGGATGCGAATATAAACATATCGCCGCCGTCGCGGATCAGATGGCGAGATTTCTGGACCAATATTACCGCGAGGAAACCATGCGCAAGGGAAGTACGTGTAACTGTCTATTATGTCTACGCACAAGTGCCGCCCTCGCCGAATATTACAAGCTGATCGGGAAGGAGAAACCATGATCGGCTTTCGTAAGCCCTGCACAGGAAAGTGCGGCCGCCAGGTGGATCCCGCCGTCGGCGCGGAATGCCGGAAGTGCCGCCGAAAGCGCATCCTCGCCGGCCGGCGGAAGATCGAGAAAATCGAACGCCAACATGAAAGCACTGATGACTGAATCGGAGTTCCGTGAGTTTCTATTGGTTGTCAGGCGGGCACTCCTGTTAATTGTGGTCTATATTGAAAAGAAATATTCACTGTCCCGGAAATAGTGATATACTATTTTCAGCCCGCCTCTTCGGAGCCCGGCAAAAAGAAAGACCCGCCGCATATCGCCCGGTCTATATGACTCGGGCGTTTTTATTTTGCCTTAAGGAGGCATATGGATAACACAAAGAAGTGGTACGCAAGTAAGGCAATCTGGGTGGGGATTTTTCAAACTGTATCCGCCGTCCTCTTGACCTTGGCTGACTTGGCCGCCAAGGGAACCATCACCGCAGTAGATGTCATCCTGTTTGCCTCCGGTCTGACAAATATCATCCTGAGGATTTGGTTCGCTTCCGACACGACCATCGAGCGGTCGGTCATCTAGCCGTATCTGCATATCACAATACCAGCCATGAACGATATGTCATGTCGGAGTGTATGGGCATTTCCGCGGAAATGAATCATGAGCGACGAGACAAAAGAACGCAAACCGTGGGATCGGCAGGAAGGCGAACCAGAAGAAGCCTACTCCCACTTTTTGGCTTACCGCAACCTTGGGCCGGGCCGGTCGATCGATGCCGCATATTTTCTCTCAAAGGAATCTCCGCGCAGCAAACGGAAGCGGACGCCTACGGCGAAACGCGCATCCCATACCTGGGGCGTCGAGTCCAGCAAGTGGTCCTGGATAAACCGCGCGATCGCCTGGGATATCGAGATGCTCGAGACCCAGGGGCGCGAGGTAGTCACGCTGTATTTCACCGCCCTGCGGAAGGCCGCCTTCAAGATTCTCCAAGCACTCGACAACAAGAATATCAAACCGAAAGGCTGGCAGGGTGTGCTGGATGGTCTACATGAACTCTCAAACGTCATTCCCCCTGAAACGGTTGCGGCACTTCGTGCTCACACCGGAGGCGCTGGGGATCCCGTCGCCGGCGGGAAAACCGATCCCCAATAAATTCTGGGAAAATTATCTCGCCGTCGGATGGCGCCGGTGGACTGCAGGACTTTTCCCTTCCTACTTCTCGAAGGGATTCGCTCGCCGGCAAGAGGAGTTATGGGATTGGGCCTGGCGAATCGAACGTAATTCCGCGCCTGCACCCTTTATTGCGGTCTGGCCGCGAGGAGGCGGGAAATCCGTCTCGACCGAGCATATCGCAATAGCGCTCGGATTACGGGGAAAGCGAAGGTATTGCGTCTATCTCTCCGGTACCCAGGACCAGGCCGACAAACATATCGATAGCATAGGCAAGGCAATGCTCTCCGCCAATGTCGAGCGCGCTGTCAATAAGTATGGCTCGAGCGAAGGATGGCGCAGGAACCGCCTCAGTGCCGCGATGGGCTATACGATTGATGCCTTGGGTCTGGATGCGGCATCCCGCGGGATCCGTATTGAGGAAACCCGCCCGGATCTCATCATTATCGACGACCTTGATGATCTACTCGACACTCCCGCGACTACCGAAAAGAAGAAAAATCTCCTGACGAAAACCGTCCTCCCCCTCGGCGCCGAAAATTGCGCAGTGATTTTCGTTCAGAACCTCGTTCACAAGGGAAGCATTGCGGAGAAACTCGCCGATGGAACGGCGGATTTCCTGTTCGGGCGCGTAGTCAGTGGTCCATTCAAGGCAATCGATGGATTGAAATGGGAGATCCGCGACGGGAAGGTCAAGATCCTTGAAGGCAATCCGACTTGGGAAGGACAGGATATCGAAGCTTGTGAATGGGCAATGAATACCTGGGGGCCGATTGCGTTCCTCGAAGAGGCGCAGCAGGAGACGACCGAGGCGAAAGGCGCCCTCTGGAACCGCGCCCTTATCGAATCCGGCCGCCGGACGACGCACCCGAAGTTCGGGCGGTCGGTGACCTTCGCGGATCCGCCGGCCGGCGCGATAACGGAATGCGGGATCATTTCTGTGGGTACTGCGATATGTGACTGCAAGGTTGCGAAGGGCGGCAAGCCGGAGAGGCATGCCTTCGTCACGCGGGACGACAGCATCGCTGGCGAGCCGGATATATGGGCTGGCGCCCTTGTCGCCGGCTACTGGAATGCTGGAAGCGGCATTCTGGCCGCGGAAAGCAACCAGGGCGGCCTGATGATTCGCACGACGATTAAGACGATCAAAGGGGCGCCCCAGGTCCATCTTCTTCCGGCAACCCACAGCAAATATGCGCGTGCGGAACCTGTCCAATTACTCTATGTCCACGGTAAGATCCACCATGTCGGCTTCTTCCCGCTCCTCGAGACGGAACAATGCACTTGGAAGCCCGATGGCCGGCATAAGAGCCCGAATAGATTGGATGCTTTAGTCCATGCCGTAACCTATCTGATGCTGGATGAGCTCGGCGGAGGGACCGCCGGCGAACCGGAGCAATGGGAGGAATGAGATGGCAAAACAACCTGAGCAATCGGCAGAGGAGATGCGTGACCTGAACCACGCACTCGCGGTGTTCCGGGAGAAGGATAAAACTTTCACCTCGCGTTACAACTATTACGATGGCAACCATCAGATCAAATACAGCACGGAGCGCCTGCGGAAGGCCTTCGAGAAATTCGATGTCTACTTCGCCGAGAACTGGTGCGCGGTGATTGTGAACGCAGTGCTCGAGCGGATCGGCATCCAAGGGTGGACCGTCGAGGATAATGAGGCTGCGCAACTCGAACTCCGCAACCAATGGGCCAAACTTCAGATTCAGATCGATGCCGCAGATGTTCATGAGGCGACGGTGGTCTGCGGCGAGGGTTTTATCATCGCCGAGAGGGATCAGGATCTCGGACTTTTCTACAATGATCCACGCATGTGCCATGTCTTCTATGAGGCCGCCAACCCGAAGAGGAAACGCGCCGGCGCAAAGGTCTGGAAGGGGGAGGATGGGCGCTTCCGGATCGATCTCTACTATCCGGACCGGATCTCCGCCTTTGTCGCACGCAAAGAGGGAAAGTACCCGAAGGACTCAAGGGAATTTGAACCCTTGCCGAGGGAATCGGGTTCGAATGATTTCAAGGAAGTTCCGATCTTTCATTTCAGGATTCACCGCCGGCGGATCGTGTGCGATCTCACCAAGGACATTCTCAGTCTACAGGACGCGGTGAACAAACTTGTCGCCGATCTGATGGCGAGTTCCGAGTTCGATACCTTCAAGGAGCGGATTTATATCACCCAGCAGAATATCTCGAATCTCAAGCGAGCTCCTGGGATGCGGACGCGGCTGCGGCCGTCTCCGCAAGGGATACAGGCCGCCGATGTGAAAGAATTCGGCGGGTCGGATCTTAAGAACTTCATCGCGCCGCTTGACCGATTCGCCAACTCAATGGCGGTCATCAGCCGGACGCCGCGCCACTACTTCTTCTCTGCCGGTGCCGGTGTGAGCGGGGATGCACTGATCGCAATGGAGGCACCTCTCGTAGCGAAGGCGGAGACCTACCGCGAAAGCATTGGTACGACCTGGCAGGAACTTGGTGCATTCGTGGCCCGCGAGATGAAGATAAACATCCCGCCGGAGAAGATCCAGATAAGCTGGAAGCCATCCGTGACTGTCCAACCACTCGCGCGGGCGCAAGAGGTCCTTGCTTACACCCAATCGAATCTTCCGCCTCTGTCCGCCCTGCGCATTGCCGGCCACGGCGAGGACGAGATAAAGAAGGTTGAGAAGGACATGCAATCGGGCAGTGATCAACTCACGGCCGACGCGAAGGCCGCTCTTGAGGAGGCCCGGAATAATCCGTCTACGGCACAATCCGCGACTTGAGGCATAGGCGAGACATGGATCGAAAAGCTGAGGTTCTCCACCTCCTTTCGAGGTATCGCAGGGCTATTGCCAGCCATGACGCGACGGAACTTGCGCGCCTGGCCCGGCTTTGGACCGGGATCGAACGGAACCTGTCCGGTGAGATGGAGGCACTCGCGCAGCAGCTCTATGAGGCACGCCAGACCGGCGCAGTGATCACCGAGCAACTCCTGTGGCGCATGGAACGGTATCGCACCCTCCGGGGTGACCTGCGCGAGCAGATCCTGCGCTTCGCCAGGGGAGATACGCCGCGGAACATCGCCGCCGGCCAGGAGACCCTCGCGAGGCTTGGCCTCTCATACTCTGGGGACATGATTCGCGCCGTCGGCGGTGGGATCTACTTCCACCGGCTACCGATCGCCGCGCTAGAGGCCTACTCGGGCATGCTCGGCGACGGGACACCGCTCTACCGGCTGCTCTCCGAGGCATATCCATATTCGCTTGATGGGATCGTGAAGGCGCTTCTCGAGGGCACCGCCAGGGGCATGACGCCCCGAGCAGTGGCTCGGGAGATGTCGAACCGGATGGGCGTCGGCCTCGTGCGCATCACTCGGATCGCCCGGACAGAGGGCATGCGCGCCTTCCGTACATCCTCGGCCGAGCAATACCGCGAGAGCGGCGTGGTTGAGGATTACATCCGCTGCGCGGATAAGGCGACCGCCTGCTTCGCATGTCTTGAACTTGACGGGACACACCTGGCGCTAGAGGAGGATCTTGAGGATCACCCAAACGGCTATTGCTTCACGATCCCGGGCCTCCGCGGAGTAGAACCCCTCGATTTACAGAGTGGTCATGATTGGCTCATGGAGCAATCCGAGGATAAACAGCGCGAGCTAATGGGCGATGAACGTTTTGAGCTATGGCAAGGCGGAATGGATACGAGGGACATGGTCGAAATGAAACAAGATGAGGTATGGGGAAATTCCCCGGCGCTGGTGCCGGTCGGAGAACTGGAATAGGAGGAATACGAATCATTATGAATCATAACGACTCGAACTTCAGCCATACCCGCGAGGAAGTCATGCGCCTGGTCGGCGATGCCTTTGATATATGGCATTGCCGGGCGGATGATCTTTATATCGCCGTCCAACGGATCGTGGATGCGAGAATCGCCGAAAGCAGGAAGAAGGCATTCCATCAGGAGCAGATATTGGATGGGCCAAATGAGATAAAAGGTGATAATGATTCATAGATCCATCAAGGGAGATCTTGCCAGGGAGATATTGCAAAAATTCCCGGATGCGTCGCACCGCCAACTTGCCAAAATTCTTTTTAGAGATAATCCTCTGGCTTTTGATGATGAAGAGAACGCCCGGAATTGCCTCCGTTATTATGCCGGAACGATGGGGAACTTCAATCGAAAATATGCCACTACAAAAGATATGTTCAGGGATAAGGAGAAGGGCGAAATGCTTAGAACAAACCCGTTCGGACTGCCGAATAGTCTGATGGACCACTGGCGACCCGTGAGGTTGCCTGTTCAAGCGGGGAAGGGGCTGGGCATCTTCGACTCGCATATACCGTACCACGACAGGAAGGCGCTGGAGGTTTGCATCCGGTGGGCTCTTGACAATGGCCACACTGACTTCGTGCTGCTCGGCGGCGACATCATCGACTGCTACCAGCTTTCGTGGTTCGACCGCGACCCCACCAAGGCGAAATTTCTTGATGAGCTGGAGATCCTCGGCAAATTCTTTGACGCCTTGAGGAGGGCTTTCCCTAATGCGAAGATCTTCTGGAGGCACGGCAATCATGAGTATTGGCTCACCCGCATGTTCAAGCGAAAGGCCCCCGAGCTGTTCGGGCTGGAGACGTTCATCTGGAATGACTACCTGAAGCTCGAGGATCGCGGCATCACGATGTTCAATCACGATGTGCCTCTGACTGTAGGGAAACTGAACATCATCCACGGGCACGAGCTGATGCAGGTAAGCAACGCGGTGAACCCGGCGCGGGGTGCATACCTCAAGGCGGTCGAGTGCATTGTGGAGGGCCACTGGCACCGGACTTCGCAACATGCGGAGATGAGCTTTTCCCGCCGGCTCGACACTGCGTGGTCGGTCGGGTGCACGTGCTGCCTGTGGCCGGAATACGCGCGCATCAACAAGTGGAACCACGGATTTATGGGCCTGGAGGTTAACGGCAACGACTTCACCATCAGGAACGAGCGCATCGTCCAGGGAGATCTGGTGCGATGAATGAGAAGAAGGCCCGCGAATTTTTTATCATTCTCAGACGAGCCCTGTTGATGATCGTGGACTGGATTGAAAAGGAATATTCCCTTTCTCGGGAATAGTGATATACTATTATCAGCCCACCCCCTCGGGGCTCGGCCAGAAATAAAGACTCACCGCATATTGCGCTCGGTCCAAATGGATCGGGCGCTTTTTTATTCCTGCGGCGAGATGCCGCAACCAGGAGATGGCGAGATGCCTAAGATAAACCAGCAAGGAACGCAACAGGGCGAGATGCTCGAAGACGAAAAGACAGTAAGAACCACAGGAAATCTTTTGGAAGCAATTCATGCGCAAAAAGATTTTGAGGCGCAAGAGGAGGAAAAAAGAAAAGCATCTCTTCCTCCAGTTTTTGAAGATTGGATTGCTAAACAACCAGAAGAAATCCAGAAGATGTACGAGGCGCATACCTCCGGGTTGAAGGGCGCTTTGAAGACTGAGAGGGAATCGGCGAAGAACCACCAGAAGCGCTTGGCGGAGATCACCAAGCTTCTTGGCTCTGATCCGGAGAAAGCCAAGCAGGAGATGGACAAGCTCGCGGAAGAAAACAAGGCGTCCCAGGCGAGGATCGAGTTTCTCGAGGACGCCATGAAGCCGGAGATCGAATGCCTGAACCCGGCGGCCGCCTGGCTGGTGGCACAGGGCAAGGGTCTGTTTCGCTCGAATGGTGTGCCCGACTGGAAGTCAATCCGGGAGGAAGCGCCCGAGCTCTTCGGCAAGCGGACCGTGCGTACGCACGGCGGCGACGGAACGGGGGAGGAAGCGCCGAAAAAATGGAACATCAATGACGCCATGCGCGAGAAAATGAAGGAAGCGCGCGGCGGATAAATCGGAAGGAGATTCATGATGGGAAGCGGAAGCGGAGATTATTCGCACTATATCGAACCAGCGGACAAAGAAGCCTTGATGTCGGAGGAGATCTTCAACGAGATTTTCGCCGCCGTCCCGGAAAAGTCCGTGTTCATGACCCTTGCGCGCAGGCTCAAGGATATGACCAAACGGGCCGAACGACTGCGCATCTTGGATGCGATGGCGAGTGTCGCCTTTGTCGGCGAGAAGGGCGGAACGGACACAACCTTCTCGGCTATCAAAAAGACGACCAAGCTGGCGTGGGCAAGCAAGTACATCACCCCCGCCACGATCGCCGCAATCATCCCGGTTCCGGAGGATGCGGTGGACGATGAGGATTATCCGATCTGGACCGAGTGCAAGCCGTCCATCGTCGAGGGAATCGGTCAACTCGTTGATCTCGCCACACTCTTCGGGACACCGGGTGTGGATGTACCGGCCGCATGGCCGAATGGCATCATTCCCGGCGCGCCGGCCGACCACCTAATCCCGCTGGCATCGGTGGGAGACCTGTACGACGACCTGCTCGCCCTGAACGGCGTCTGGAACAAGGTCGAGGAGGACGGCTACGAGGTCAATGGCGTCGCAGCCGAGATCAACATGCGGGCCCGCCTGCGCGGTCTGCGGGACAGCGCGACCGGCCAGCCGATCTTCATCCCGGATCCGACCCGGAAGATGGGTTACACGCTCGACGGTGCAACCTTCACCTTCAGCCGGAATGGCGGATGGGATCCAACCCAGGCGTACCTGATCGCGGGTGACTGGCAGCAAGCCGTATGGTCTGTTCGCAAGGACGTGACCTACAAGGTTTTGGATCAGGCCGTGATCACGGATGAGAACTATGCCATCATCCACAACCTGGCGCAGGAGGACATGATCGCACTGCGGGTTACCTTCCGGTTCGGATGGCAACTCCCGAACCCGGTCAACCGTCTGGAGTCGGATGCGACCGAGCGGTATCCGTTCGCGATCCTGACCCCGGCAGGTTCCGGCAGCTAAGGACCTCCCTAAGCTGCGGCTATGGGCACAATCGAGAGAAGGCTCCTGGACTTTTATGCCCAGGAGCCTCACTTCATCGACCACTTCGCGCCGATCTGGGCCGTGCTGGGCCTGGAGGAACGTGGTTCCTTCTTCGTGCCTGGTCGGTTGCTGGATCATGCGAAGAAGCGCGGTGTTGACGCGACGGCTTGGAATGGGAAGTTCGAGGGACGGAGCGTCCTTTGTTTCAACTCATCCGGTCTTCTCCGCCTCTTTACCCGCCTGCAGGGCAACCGCCCGATTGCCTTCTTCGAGCATGGCGCCGGTTTCACCTTCGGCGGACTGCATTCCAGCTATGCCGGCAGCCCTCACGGCCGGAAGGCGGTTTCCCTCTTCTGTAATCCCAACAAATATGCCCAGCGGGCTAACCAGAGAACGTTCCCAAAGACTCGACAGGCCATCATAGGATGTCCGAAAATGGACCGTTGGCACAACCGGCCCCCGAAGCCGATGGAATCCGATCCGGTGATCGCAATCTCGTTTCACTGGGATTGCCTTGTGGTTCCGGAAACGCGCGGCGGATTTGGCTGGTATGCCAAGGCGCTCCCGGAACTGGCAAAAAGGCACAGGCTCATTGGGCATGGCCATCCGCGGATCTGGAAACGGGTGGAGGGAGAATATATCCGCCTCGGTATTGAACCGGTCCAGGACTTTGAGGAGGTGCTCGAGCGGGCCGATCTATATATCAATGATTGCTCTTCTACCCTTTATGAATTCGCATCGACTGGTCGTCCGGTTGTGGTCCTAAACCTTCCAACCTACCGGCGGAATAGGAAAATCGGTCTTAGATTCTGGGAGCATTCAGATGTGGGGGTGAACTGCAATCATCCGGAAAGTCTTTGCGCGGCGGTTGACGCCGCCCTTCTGGATCCAATGGAGCAAAGGGTCAAGAGGGAATCCGCCTCCCGGGACGTCTTTCCGATGCGCGGCCATGCCGCGGGGGCAGCCGCGGCCGCAATCCGGAGTCTCTGCAATGACTGAAACCCGCGGTGTGGTCTATTCGGTTTTCGGAAAGGAGGCTCAAGAGGCCTGTGCGCAGTCGCTGGCTTCCTTGCGGAAGACAAATCCGAATCTCAATGCCGTCGTGGTCGGTGATACTCCCATGTTCAAATATGGCGTCAGGCGGATCCATTGGCCGGCGGATGTGCCGGCCTTCAAAATCAAGAGGAATAAGCCGCCCAGCTTCCGATCGGGAATAGTCAAACCTCATCTCTTCCATCTCTCGCCGTTTGATCTCACTCTCTACCTCGATGCGGACACGGATATCCGTGGAGATCTTACGCCTGGCTTCGACGCCATGAAAGAATTCGACATTGCGATCGCGGCTCATGTCCATCCGGTGGAATGGTACCGGAGCACACGGGGATTTGCAAAACGACAGGAGGAGCTCGACGAAACGATCGCCGAGTGGGGAGGAGGAAAGGATCTCTATTGGAACTCCGGCGTCATCTTCTGGCGCAGGAACGAGGCGATATCCAAACTCTTCCGCCTATGGCATGAGGAATGGATGCGCTGGCCAGTCTGGAACGAACAACTTGCTCTCATGAGGGCGGCGAAGATTACCAAAGGCTTGCGGGTGAATATGTTGGATAGGATTATTTGGAACACGAACCATCCGAAGTCTGGGACCGTCATCTTCCACAACTATGGGAAGGGGATCGCATGGAAGAAGTGATGGAGGCGATGGAACACAAGGTGGATTATTTCCACGGCATACCGACCTTCACCAGGCCCGGGGAGCGAAGGCTTCTGAAGAATCTGGCGAAGAAGGTCCCGGCCGGCGGAACGATCCTGGAGATCGGATCGCTCTATGGCGGGATTACCGCCCTTCTCGCCCTCTCCAACCCGAAGGCAGCGGTATTGACGATCGACAGATTCTCTTGGAAACCGTCCGACCTTCCAAAACCAAGCAAGCCGCAGGTCGAGGCGAATATGCGGAAACTGGGGATCCGGAACGTTGAGATCATTGAGGATGACAGCCACAGGATCGGCCCGCTTTGGGACCGCGAGATTGAACTGCTTTGGATCGACGGCGGCCATTCATACGAATCCGTGTTTGCGGACCTGACCAATTTCCATTCACTTTCCAAGGTCATTGCACTGCATGACTATGGGAACAGAAAATGGGCGTCGGTCCGCAAGGCGGCGGATGATTTCCGATTCGTGAATCAACATTGGGTCGTGGACCAGGTGGTCGATACAGTCGCGGTCCTATGCCAGAGGAAGGGAGATCCAAATGGGTGCTGATGCTGCAATGATCCTTCAAGTACGGAGATGGTCCGGAGAGATCGGGTCTTCGTTGCACACCGATGCCGAGATCACAGAGATCATCGAGCGCTACCCGATCGCGGACATCGATCACCAGGATCCCTACCTCGACGAGTGGGAGGAGGGATACCCACTCGGATCCGGATCGGGTGACATGATGAACCCCGATTGGACGCCGACTTATGATCTGCACCTGGCCGCAGCCGACATCTGGGATGAGAAGGCGGCGAATGCCGCATCGAAATTCACCTTCGCGGCTGATGGTGCCTCCTATAATCGCAACGAGGTCTACCAGGCCTGCAAGGAACAGGCCTCCATCCAGCGTTCCCAGGCCGATTCAGATAGTGCCCAGCCGCGCAAGGAACGGCCATCCGCATCCGACCAGGCCGAGGAGGCCTTCGAGGAATGGGAAAGCGGAGAGGAGATCTGAGATGCCCTTTCAAAATTTCCACGCCGCGCGAGTTCGCGAGCCCGGTGACTTTGATCGCATCGTCGTCCTGACGACCCTGCCGAACGGGATCATGATCTATGGCGGGCCGCTGAAGTCCAATCCATCTGGCGGCACAACCGCCCAGACTTACCGTTTTCCGAAGGACAAGTTCACGGCAGAGCAGGCCCGCGCCTGGATGAAGGCGCACGACATTCATGTCATCCTATTTGAGGCCGCGACCGGCGACATTGATGCCGGGATCCGCACCTCGGCTCGACGCCGGAGGGGTGGATGAGCAACCTGTTCTTCACGCCTGGAGAGATCGGAGACATGCGGAATACGGCGGAAAGTCTGATGATGGACGTCTGCCAGATTTGCTTCCGGCCGATGGGATCGGGCGATCAGGACGATTACGGCCACCTTCCGGAGGCGCCGGGATCCGGTGACTGGTCGGCAGACATCCAATGTTCTTTCGATCTGAAACCGGGCTCGAAGAACTTCGGGGCGGACAAGACGCCCCTGGTGTGGGACGCCGGCGTTCGTCTTCCACATGGAATTCCTACCGATAACCGCGGTTGGATTCGGATCGTCGAGAGATTTCAGGAACCCTGTGCGGTAGTGGAGTATATGGTCGTCGGGGTCGAGCAGGAGGGCCCTTCGGCGACGCGGCTGTTGCTGAAGAGGATTGAGCCATGAGCGATGGAATCCGCTTCGAGTTTGATCTGCCGGCTTTCCATGCTGCACTTGAAAAAGTCGGCGGTGCCGTCCGGGGCGAAGCCCTGGGCCGGACGGCGCACGCGATCGCCTTCCGGATCGAGGGGAAGGCAAAGGCCAACGCCGAGCAGACCTTCATCCATACGCCGCCGCACGATCTCATCCCGAGCATTCAGACGCAGGAGCCGGTATTCACCGATGACTACGCGGAATGTGATGTGATGGTATTTTCCATCTATGGAATGATCCGCGAATTCGGCGGGATCATCCTTGCCACGAACGGGCCATACCTTACATTTCGAACTGAGGATGGTGAATGGCACAAAGTGCCTTCCGTGATGCACCCAGCGCAGCCGTACCTGCGGCCGGCGGTGGATGACGAAGCAGATCTCCAGGCGGTCGGTGAGGCCGCCCTTGAAGAGGAACTTCGGAGGGCTGGGGCATGAGCGACATTGATGCTGCGTTCCGTTATGAGTTTGGGAACAACGGAGGGATATCGCATCTCGTTGGATCCCGAATCTATGCGGTGGACCTCGATCAGGGGGCGCAGATGCCGGCGAACACATACCAGCGGATCGACTCGCCGCGCAAGGTGAAGGAACACAATCAACCGAGTGGCTTCCCACTGGCAAGGTATCAGGTGGGTTGCTGGAGTGGGTCGTTTGCGGGCGCCGTCGCCCTTGCGAAAGCGGTCAGGGCCTTCATGAAAGGCAAGGTTGGCCCCTGCATCTGGGGAACCGGGGTGAATGCGACGGACGTGAAGGACTGCTGGGTGGCGGATGAGCGCGATTATAAGAGTCCGGACGCGCTTCTCTATTGCCGGCAGATAGACATCCGGATTTTCTATAAGGAATGAGGTGAAAGCATGACTGATCAAAGGCAAGGCGGGTTCGGCACGAAATTCCGCATCATGATCAGCGGCGTGATGACGGACGTGATCTACGCACAGGACATCGGCAACCTGTCGCTCAAGAAGTTCATCGCCGATATGACCGGGCATGACGCCCCGTACGGATTCGCCGAGAAGATCGACACCGGCAAGCGCGAGGTCCAATCCTTCGACGTGAAGCTGACGTGGGATCCGGGAGAGAGTTCGCACGCGGCTCTTTCGACAGCCTTCGCGAGCCGCCATTCGGTGCAGACAGAATGGGAGGATGCGGCCGGGCTTGAGACCATCGGCCTAATGGTCCTCATTGAGCAACTCACCCGGTCCACGCCGCAGGAGAACGCCTATACCTGCACAGCCAAGATCACACCGACGGGCGTCCCGACGGGCATCGCGGTTGGTAGCGGTAGTGGCGGCACCCCGTGAGCGGCGGCAAGCTGGCCGGCGGGGAGAAGAAAGATCAAAACAAGACGATTCCTATCACCCGCGAGGAGCTGCTCAAGCTCTCGGACCGCAAGGTTGAAAAAGTAGAGGTGCCCGAATGGGGCGGGCATCTCTACGTCCGGAACATGACTGCAGCCGAGCGCGTGGAGTATGACCACTGGATCCTCGGGCCCGACGGCATGCCCGCCATCGAGGGTGTCCGGGTGAAACTCGCCATCATGACCTGCTGTGACGAGAAAGGGGAGCGCCTCTTCAAGCGTGAGGACTACCCGACCCTGTCCGAAAGGGATGGCGCCGCGATCACGCGGATCTTCAACGTATCCCTCCACCTCAGCGGGATGGGCAGGAACGCGCTGGCGGAAAGGATCCAAGAACTAAAAAACTCCCGACCCTCCTCTTCGCGTACGACCTAGCCTGGAAGATGGGGAGGGTGGACGTCCGGCGGATGCTCTCGGAGATCAATTCCGAGGACATCACGACATGGCAGGCATGGCTGGAAATCCGCAGGCCCGGCGGGCAGCAACGAACCGCGCCGACAAACCGGCAGCCGGTTGATGTCTTCGCCGCGCTGAAGGAGGCCTTTCCGCAACTCGTGAGGAAGAAAAAGCAGTGACCATTCCCCTGAACGCCAAGGCGATCCTCGACAACTCCGACTTCAAGAGCAAGCTCGACGAGTTGGCTAGTTCAACCAAGGCGGCTTCCAGCAGCATGAAGTCCTTCTTCTCCGAGCTCGGCCTTTCCAGCGTCATGCAGTTTGTCACGATCACCGGCGCGATTGCCGGGACGGTCGATATTCTGAAGGAATGCACCCAGGAGGCCGCCGAAGACGAGGCCCTGATGGCGCGCCTCACCGTGACCATGAAAAACCTGGGTAGGGGAGGGGAGGAGGCGGCGGCCGGCCTGGAAGAAGAGGCGATGCAACTCCAGGCCATCTCGGGCATCAATCACGATGACATCCTCAGGGCCTATAACGCGATCGCGAAGTTCGAGAATATAAAGACCGGCGACATGGACCGGCTGGTCAAGGACGCGATGGAGATGAGCGTCGCGATGGGCGGCGATCTCGCCGACAACGCAGAGTCCATCGCGCGGGTACTCGAGACCGGCGTCATTCCGCGCACCTGGGGCTTCTCTATCGCCCTGAAGGAGCAGATCGCCGATGAGGTGAAAGCCGGAGATAGCACAAAGGCGCTCGACGACACGCTCGGCATGCTCGAGAAGCGTTTCGGCGGACAGATACAAGCGAGCATGGATACCGCCGCCGGGAAACTCCGGCTGGTGAACGCCGAGATCAAGACGATGGAAGAGGAAATCGGGCAGAAAACCCTCCCGATCTGGAAGACCTGGCTGGAGTCCATCGATCTGTTCCTGACTATGGGGGACAAGATGGACGCGGCGCTGAAGGGGCACGCCGATGGTGTCCTGAAGAGCTCGAAATCCTATAAAGAATATTCGGCTGAGATAGACCGCGCCAATAAGGCGGCTCGGGCAATGAGCGAGACCGAATGGGAGCTCATGGGAAGAACGGGAACAAAAGAAATAGAGAAAATGACAGAGGCGCAATACAGATATGCTCAGATAATGTCCTTCGCAACAAAAGAAGTTGAAAATTTTGGTGTCGCCTATGATCAATACGGGCTTCCCAAAATCAATGCGTTCAAGGCAGCCTTGGTCGATGCCGACCAGGCGATAATCGACTATGCCGGGGACTTGGCCGACGCCGAGGGCGTCGTCAAGGACAACACGCAATACACGAAGGACCTGGCTGATGCCTACCAACAACTTTCGGATGACACCGCCGCCGGCTGGGGGAAAAACTCCCAGAAGATCAAGGACGACCAGAAGGCCATCAAGGATCTGGAAGACGCCCACCACAAGGCGATGCTGCAAATGCAAGTCGATCTTCTGCAGTATGGCCTCACATTGGATGGAACATTCGATGAGGCTGATCAGCAGCGGATCCTGGACTACGAACTCAAACTCGGCCTTCTTACGCAGGCTGAATACGATGAGGCAACAGCCATCATCGCCCGGAAAGCAGCATTGGATAAGCTGCCGAAGGAATGGAGCGCTGAGTATAAGACCTATTGGATGACCTATTACCTGACCTATGGCGAGGAACCACCCAGCGGACCTCCGACAAATCCAAATCCCCTGGGGGGAGGCACGGGTGAAGAAGAAAAGCACAGGAGAAGTGATTATCCTCCCGGACCACAGGGGGATGCGGAATGGTGGGCATGGTTGGCGGGTGGTGGGAAGACATATCAAGCCGGCACCCCGGGCTGGGTGGATGTTCCCTCTGGACATCCGACCGATACTTACCCGGTCCTCGTGAATTCCAATGAGGAATTCAATGTCCGGCAGAAGGGTGAGTCTTCCGGTGGCGAGGGAATGATCCTGAACAATTATGGAACAATCGTTTTCCCCGAGAACCGGCGGGAGGACAAGGCTGAACTTTTGAGGCAACTCCGATAATGGACATCACGACGATCTCCCTCTACGAGTGGAACGGGCACCAGATAAACGACGGGATTAACTTCCATTCCAATATCCCGCTCGATGCGCCGCCGATGGGATCGGCCAGTCCCCAGTCTGCGAAGGCAGCCGACAACTGGCCGATCTACGCAGGCAAGACACTGGCGGGCCGCACGCTCCCCATCCAGTTTGAAATACGGGCGGGGAATATTGCGGATTGGATGGGATGGTTCGACACCTCCGATCCCGATGAGCACCAGCTCGTGGTCATCAACAACGACGATGGAAACCTGTGGTACGTCTACGCTACGGTGCAGGACTTCCCGCAGTTCCAGTTCAACCACGGGAAGGTAATATTGAAGGTTTGCGATCCGATTTGGAAGTCCTTCACGCCGCGGCATGAGATATGGCACGTCGTGACCAGCCCGGACACCAACGCCCCCATCGTGGTGGACGGCAATTACGACGCGCTTCCGGTGTTCACGATCACTCCGTTGACCGCGAAAGGTTCCGGCTTTACTTTTCGCCGGTGGTGCGCAGTCCTCAACCAAACCGACTACGAGCTGCCGAACTATGGCATTGAACTGACCGGCGGGTGGGATGTTCACACTCTCATAAGCAATGGCTATATGAAAAGTAGCGGGGATGACCTGCGGGTTTATGTCAACGGATTGGAGGTCACCCGCTGGTTCGATGCTTTTGCTCCCCCTTATACCGCCATTAAAGTTTGGATTGCGCTCAATCTCGCGCCGCGGATTGCACTAACGCTGGGAGTCGACATCGCGGGGTCAGGCGCCGTCTCGCGGATCTATTTCGCCGCCACCACCGCGAACGACCTTGCCCTTGCGCGTCTGCCAAGCGCGGGGATCCTCCTAGTCGGCACCGAGGCATTCTCTTATGATGGCAAGGATGCTGCGAACCGCTGCGTGGTGGTTACTGCACGCGAGTTGCGGGACACGACCATTGACGCCCATACCGCCGGAGTGGACGCGATCAACTGGGTGCAGTACGACGTCCTGATCAACTACGGCTATTCCACGATCGGCGCTCCCATCCCGGATGACACACACAAACCCGCCTTCTCCCTTGCCTCCACCAACGCGCAGTGGATCTACACCGAATTCGGAGATTTCGCCGGGCTCCGCCCGGGATCGTGGCAACGGGCCTGCCTTCGGAACATTTGGGGGAACGGGTATTTCTATGACGGCACACATAAAATAGTTGGGACAGACCCGCGGACGGCAATGGGCATGGGCGTCCATCTGGCGCCCAGCACAACCTCCGTCAAGGGCGATTCGACTTGGCTTGAATGGAGCCTCTATAACCCCTGCGGAATTTCACTCATCTCCTCCGATGGAGATGGTGCAGGAATTGGTGCAGATGTCACTCTCTTCCGACTTCAAACCTTGACCTCTGCTCCCAATGCTCAATGGGTTACACAGTGGCTGCTCGGTCTGACCCTTGATTCAAACTGGCACACTTGGTCGAAGCCAACCGAAACTCCGCCGGCGAATACCACCAAAATTCGTTTTTATTCTGAAGTTGGCGTGCCCTATGGAACCGGGCTATGGATTGCCTGGGAAGTGGACAATGTGACCGTGGACATCGCCAACCCGCCGACCGTTCTCTTTGTGGGCGAGGCGGCCAACTACGCACTGGATTGCATCATCGAAAACACAACCACCGGCGAATCAATGGCCATCTACTCCTCCATGCAGCTCGCATCCTCCTCTATCATCGTGGATACGAAGCAGAGGATCATCTACCTAACCGGAAATGTCCCCGCGATGGTGGGCCGGGAACTGAATACGATCCGCCGAGACTGGCTTCCCCTGGCGCCCGGACCCAATGTGCTGAAATTCACCGACGCCGGGACGGACACGGTGGATATTGAAATCGACTTCGAGGAGCGGAATTTGTGACCGCCTTGCTGTTTGACCTCAATGGTTTCTTCGTCCGTGACCTGCCGTATTCCTTCTCCCGGTCATGGGTGCTGAATGATTATGGTTCCTGTGAATGGAAAATGCCGATCAAGGACTTCTCCTCAGCCTTTGAGTTCGGAAGTTATGTTGTCGTCCAGCATCCCACCCTCGGGGATTGGGGAGGGGTGATCGACGAACCGCGCGAGTGGGGGAATGATGGGATGGTCACCATCAAAGCCTATTCCGCGGAATACATGCTGCAATTTCGCCGGGGGGACGCGGAGCAGACAATCGGCGGTTCCTCGGGCGTTATCTTCAATTCACTGATCCAAATTGCCAACAGCAAATATCCGACCCTCATCCGAGGGAACTCCATTTATTATGGCGGCGACACTCTGGCACAACTGGTGAACGTGACGGACATCTACTCTCAAATCCAACAGCTTGCCAAGGACTCCGGCCATGACTGGCATATCTACCCGGTCATCTCCAGGAACCTTCTCGCCTTCAAGGCGGATTGGTTCAAGAGGCGGGGAGTCAAGATAAGCGATCCGAACGTGATCCTCATTCCCGGAAAGAACGTCGAGGTCAACAGCCCGGCCTTGATTGAACAAGGGAAAATCTATAACGATTACCTGGCCTATGGCAAGGGCGACACCTGGTCGGATCGCCCCCTGTACTTCACCCAGGATCGCGATAGTCAATCCATTTATGGCGTGCGGCAAAGTCCCGGGTTGGAGGTGGACGGGATAACGACCGACCAACTTTCCACCGCCGCGCAATCGGCTTTGGCGAAGTCTATAAACCCCCGCCGTACATTCAACTTATCCGTGCTCGATAAGGATAATCTTTTTACCTATATCCGCCTGGGAAATGTCCTCAAGGTGGAGATGGATAACGTGGGTTGGCATAATGGAAAGATCGGAACATCGGCCTTTGTTCGCATCATCGGAAGGGATTATGACGACGAAGAGCACAAGTGCGGGATTGTCGCCGAGGAGGACGTCTGATGGGCGGCGATCTCGATAAACTGCTTTTTGAAGGGAACATCCTCAGCCGGGTGGGTCGATTGGAGACCGACTTCAAAAAACTGCGCTCGGGAACCCTGCGCGTCGTGACGTTGGAGAATATCACGAATGACATGGGCCTCCAGATGTCCGGGGAGTTCCGAACCGGGAACGGGTTAGAACCGGGATCGGGTTTCTCCGGGGTGCGCATGGGATCTCCAGGCTTCTCCTATGCCGGGGGAACCTGGGGGCTGGCCGGGGTGAACAATGATGTTCTGGAAATTGGTCTTGATTATGTGACAGGAAAGTTTTATGCAGGAAACGGAAGCATCACCCTTGATTCGACGGGAGAAAAGTTTTACAACGGGGCGCCGCTGACGCTCTGGCTACAGCCCGACGGGGACATCTTTGCCGGATCCGACCTTGCCAGCCCCGACACCACGACCTTCTCTGTCTTCACCAACGCGCAGATCTACAATGGGGAAGCAATCGCCGCCGGTTCACAGATGATTGGCAGCAACTCCGCCGGTTATGCCAACATTTTCTACGATGCCGCGACCGGACAGTTGAAGTTTCGCAGCGGCACCACCGCCGAGGCGTACGTCGGGATAGATGGGGTGATATATGCGGGGGGAGGAAATGCGTATCTCAATACAACTGGGTTTCATGTTGCAAATAATAGTGCTGGATTGATTTTTGATGGTCCCGTTGGTGGTGATCCTTCATCTATGACACAGGACGCCAGTGGAAATCTTATATTAGACTTTAGTGGAGGAATTGGAACATTATTTTTAAAAAATAACACTTTCCCATATCTCCAAAGACTTGCGGGAGGATCAAAGAGTCACGGTCTTTATGTAGTTGCATCAAATGAAGATTGTGGCGGAATGTTATTATGTGGCGGAGCTATGAGTGGTTGGGAAGGATATATAGAAACTTATATTGGAACATCGGCTGCTTTTTCGGGTGGTATTCATTCTGCTAAATGGAGATTAAAATCTACTAAAGATAATTCATACATTTTCTCAATTCTTACGTCACCTGTAACTTCAGAATGGGCCAACTCCGGCATAGAACTCATGGGCGCCGGCCCCATCATCAACGAATTCTCCACCGACGTCACCTGCGCCGGTGACAGCGACACGGCCCTGATAACGGAGCATGTGCTAGTAGCCTACTTCGCGGCGCACGGGGGCGGAGCGGGCGGCGGTGGATGCCCAGCTAGATCTATCATGGGAGTATAAAATGAGCAATCAAATTACACTAGACACTGTAACAAGAAAACTTCAAGCCTATCTCGGGGAGGCCACGAATACCAATGAGTGTCAATTTTCTACCAACTGGGTAGACTTGACCGTAGACGGGTCCAAGGCCAACTCAGGCCACACTCCAATTCTTTCCAATGGGGTGACGGCGGTGGACATAGTTGGCGTTCCAGCCGCATCTACACAGCGCGTTGTCGTAGACGGGGAATATTACAATGCGGATGTTATCTCCCATGTCGTTTATATTCGATACAACGACAACGGCACAACCAAGATCATCGGAAAATGCACCTTGGCTGCCGGGGTGGCAACGTCACTTGCTAATATTCTTAATGCATCGGTCAATCCGGCAACGACACTTTATAGACGGTATGTAGAAGAAACTTGCTACGACTACACAACTGATGTAGCTGTCGCCAACGGAGTAGGATGGCATCACATCGCCTCTGATTTCAATGGAATGAATTTGGTCGAAATACACGCCTTCGTTATTACGGCGGGGACTACTAACTCAACAACTATTCAAGTTTACAACTTTACAGATAGTGTTAATATGCTTTCAACGGCTATGGCAATCGAGACCGGAGAGACTGGCACAGATACCAGCGCCACGCCAGGGACAATTGACACAGCCCACGACGACGTGGCGACCAATGATCTGATTCGGTTTGACGTTACCGGAGCCAGCACAACGAAAGCCAAAGGCCTAATTGTGACTTTAGGATTTGCGCTGCCATGACCACCACTGTTTTTCAACCCGATGCAACCGTGGGGAAGGATGCATTATTTAATGATGCTAGCCCGACTACCAACTATGAAACTTATGACCCGCTCTTCATTGGCCACCATAGCGGTCAGATTCACCGGACACTCATAAAATTCACACAGCTTTCTGATGGCTCAATCCCCGCCACAAACATTATCGACTCGGCAACCTTGAGTCTCAATCAAGTTACCGACTACTGTACTAACGCACCGATCCTCTATGTCTATCGAGTAAAAGTGGCGTGGGTAGAAAACCAAATGACATGGGTCATCTGGAAGACTGGAAGCAATTGGCAGACCGGCGGATGCGATGGGGCCAATGATCGGGAATCAACCGAAATAGGCCATCTTGACTTGGCAAATAATGAGGCCAATGGTTTTAAAAACATCCCACTTAATGCAACTTTAGTTCAGGCAATCACATCACTTGCTTGGACCAATAACGGTTTCTGTTTATTGATGACCCCCGGTCAGACGGAAAACCAGTACCAATATTCCTCTTCTGATAATGCTACCGCCGCCAATAGACCATATATCACGGTAATCCACCACGCCGCCGGGTTCAAGCAGAAGATAACGGTCATATAGGAGATCAGCATGAAGCGAAGTCACGCCATCAAGAACGAAAAGACCCGGAAAGTCCCGCTAGCGCCGTTCACTCTGACCATTCTGGCCGACCCCGCGACGGGCCAAGTGAGATGGGGTTTGATCAACTTGAGCCCGGTACCATACCCATTAATCTACCAGGCATTGGAACTTTGCCGGGACAACTTCAAATTGCAGGAAGCGAATGCCCGGGCGGCGAAGGTGCCCACCCCGGAGGTTACCATTGACAAAGACAAAGGTTGAGTCAAAGATCGATGCACTATCTACGAAGTTGGACGTTCACATCGCACTGCACGCCGCTATCGCCTCGTGCCTGAACGACTACGGGTTAACTCTCTACGGGCCGAACCACGATAACGGGCTTGTGACGAAGGTGGAGGTTCAGAGTGCCAAGCTGAAGGCCCAGGACGGAAGGGTCAACCTGGTATATGCTATCCTGGGCTCGTTGGGGGTAGCAACCATAGGGCTGCTAGTGTGGCTCGTCCAGAACGCACTTTCTATCGCCTCGAATCTCGCCGGGGGAAGGTGATCCGCCAGGAGACCTCCAAACACCCTATGGGTGACACCGCCTCGGGGGCACTACCTGAAGGGTGTATTTTCGAAGAACCGCCTTGACCGGCGGTTTTTTTATCCAGAGGAAACGTGTAGGTGAGCTTCGCGCCGCGGCGTTCGGCGTCGATCCGCAGGACGAATCCGGCCAGTACGCGGCGCGCCTCCGGCCCGCCGGCGCGCAGGCCCGCGCGCATCCGCGCCCCGAGATCCGCCAACTCCGCGTCCGTGTAACGCGGCGCCCGGTGGAAGGACTGGAGATTTTCGAGCGAGGCCTTTTCCTCCTGCAGCCGATCGCGTTCCTGCTCGCGTTCCTCGAGCGTCCTGGCCAGGGCGGACGAGAGCGGCGCCTGCTCCGCCGATCGGACCAGGTTGGCGATTGCCTGATCGAGCTCGCGCAACCGGTTCCGGATCCCCTCGCCGGCCTGGCGCGCCTCCAGCGATTCCTTTTCCTGCGATCGGTGGAGCAGATCCGCCATGCGCCGCAGGTTATCTCGCGTGAGGACCGTCTCGCACAGCCGGTCCACCACGGCGCCTTCGATGAGATCCGCCGGCACGGCCTTCGCGCGGCAGGTGCGCGCTCGCTCGCGCGCGATGCATACGTACGTCCGGCGATTTCCGCCGCGGCGCCGGTCGACGTGGGCCTTCATCGGAGAGCCGCATACTTTGCAGAAGATCAGACCCGAGAGCAGGTGGGCGGATCCCGCGCGGCGCGGATCCCACCCGTACCGTTTCTTCCGCTGGTGATTCATTTTCTGCACGGCGTTCCAAGTTTCCTCGTCCACCATCGGCGGGACGAAAGCCGGGAGCACCATCATGCCATAGTGTAGTTCGCCTTTGTAGATCGCATTGCGGAAGAAGGTGGAGTAGCAGCTGCAGAAAGCGAAGAGGTAGAGTTTCTTTTCGATCTCCGGGACCGTGGCGCCGGATGCGCGCAGCTCCCAGGCCTGCCGGCAGCGGGCCCAAGTCGACGGGTCTGGGATCCAGCGCTGCACCACCCGCGGTTTGCCCGATCGCTTCACGCCGATCTGCACCGGCTCGCCCTTGAAACCCCGCGGAGGAATCCCGGGCATGAACCCCTCGTAAGATCCGTCCGGCTTCCTGGTCGTCACCAGATCCGCTAGGCCTCGCCTGGCGTTTCGGCTGATTGTCTTCAGATCCTCGGCCGCCTTCCACTCGTAGAACGCTTCGAAGATAGGGGTCATGTCGCCGGCGTCTGGTATATCGTTGGAGAGGAAGATGAGTGTGTAACCCCGCAGGCGAAGATCCGATTTCAGGTATTGCGCTTCGAGTTGGTTGCGGGAGAGCCGGTCGAGCGCCCAGAAGAGAATGCCCTCCGCCGGCCGCGGATCACGCCGCGCCTCCTCGAGCAGATGCTCCAGCCCCTCGCGGCCCACCAGGCTCGAGCCCGGACGCGCGCGATCGTGAAAGTGGCGGATGATCACCAGGCCGAAGTGATCAGCGTAGGCGTCGTAGAGGCGGATCTGCTCGTCGACCGAGCGCTCCTGGTCCTCGCCGCCCGAGTCGCGCGCGTAGGTGAGGATCCGGCTGCCGGGGGCCAGGGGGCAGGGCTGACCGATCAGGCGCGAGAGGATGGGGTCGGGCATAGAATAATCAATTAATTAAATTTATATTATTGTCATCACTATATAATATGACCAAATTGCTCCTATAACTATACCTATCCCGATACCAGCCGTTAATAGAAAGATTGGTTTCTTACCCGCGGCAAAATATAGAACGATTGAAATTCCTGCGATTGCAAATCCCCAGGTATCCATGATTTATCTCCTCAAAGTATTTTTGTTTTTCCATACATTGGACTTCTTGGTTTATTAGGTAAGTTGATGCCCAAAATAGTAAGCATTTCCGGCCCAAAATAATCCAATAGCTTATTTAATACCTCAATACTAATCTGCTTTGGGCCGTTGTTGCGCCCATTAATCATTCTATTGAGAAGCGATTCATCAATATCTATTTCGGATGCCCAATGCCTTAAGCTGAAATTTCTGTCCTCTGCGGATCTCTTTCGATATTCGCGGTCAAGATATTCAGCTAAGGAGGAGCTGATCTTCTGTGTCATAAAGATATCCATGTTCCCGCCCTAGAACAGTCGTTCTTATAGGGCGATTTTACATCTTATTTATCAATAGTAAATCAATTTTATGTAAAAAAGCCGAAAGCATTGCATATTATCCGATAATAAGATACTTGACAAACTATTAGATAGTTATATAATTACTTGCAATGATGCAAAC